CCATACAATTGAAGAATCTCTAATTTTATCAATTTCTTCTACATCTTGTATTTGAGCTTTTTCAAATTTACCATTAGATAGGTTCAAAATTTGCTGACACAAATCATCGTTTAAAGCATTAGGAATTAACCAATACAAATAATCTGTTTGACTCATTTTATTTTTTTATATATTGAAATTACTGTGTATCCTATTGCTAACAAAAGAGAAACAGCTTGTAAGAACGGATTTATAGAACTAACTGAGAATGCTAATGCTATTGCGTTAAAACCATAAATCTTTAAATCTTCCAAATATTATGGCTTAGTAGGTTTTGTAACAGGAAAGTCACTTGTACTAGGCCAATCTCTTAATTCTTGTCTGTATGCAAGTAAATTAGAATGGTTAGGATAATCAGTTGTTGAAACAATAAAATCTGTTGCCGTTAACTCTTCATCTCTCCACTCCCTAGCTTCAGATTCAAGCTCTTCGGTTGTTTTTACAGGGTGGCTCCATCCGTCCTCTTCATTCCATAAATCCCCTACTCCAAAACCATTTTCTGCTTCTGCCCAATCTCCATCAAATCCGTTAATGTCTATTTGTGCTGTTTTTGCAATTCCTTTTATAATTTTATAATACATTTTCTTTTTTTTTAATAGTATAACAATATTGCTCCATCTCCTGCTTGGAAATTAAAATTTGCAGGGGGGTAGCTACCTACATTGCTTGATTGTCTTGTACCTCCACCCCATCCGTGAGCTTCTGAGCCATCATTGTATCCTCGACCTCCGCCACCTACTCCATATCCATTGACACCGGAACCCGGATCTCCATTTCCATTAGATGTTTGAGTTCTGAATCCCGCTTGTCTTGAGCCATTTGCTGTTGATAGAGTTAACCCTCCTGTGATTGTGCTTTCAGTCATTGGAGTTGATGAAAAACTGTTGCTTACACAAACGTGATTTTCTCCTTGACCCGGTGTTAATACTAGATTAGTTGATGCAGTAGTAATAATTTTAGTACCTTGAATAATTCGACCACCATAGCCTGTGTAAGTAAGACTGTTACTTGGTCCAACTGTACCACCTCCACACATAAAATAGGCAATTGATGCACCATCTGCTAAACCTAAATCAGTTGCAGGGTTTACAGTAATTCCACTAGTTGAAGTAAATGTAAGAGCTTGATTTCCACTTATTGCTGTCACTAGGGTAGGTGTAAAACTTACGTTCAATTTTCCACTATCATTGTTATCTCTACTTGTAACAGTATGAGTAGTAGAGCCACTTACAAAAGTAGTGCCTACTAGCTGTGCTGCTGATAAATCTAAAGCCCAACCTTCAGTGTAAACTGTAATCCTTCCGGAGCCTACTGATAATGAACTTCCTGTTCTTTGACTTGGATGTGCTTTTATTATACTAAAACCTCCTTGTCTTACATCTGAATCTGCTAATGCACTTAAAGTTGAATATTTTTTTTGGTTAGTAAAACCCCCACCACCACCTCCGCCTGCGGTTGGGAAAAAACTTGAAAAATCTGCCATTTTATTTTATTTAATTAATTTATTGTTATGCTGTTCCTTCTACTCCGATTAAAATCCATCCTTGTGCTGCTCCCGAGTAAATCATCTCAAAACCACTATTTAATTTGTCTAGTGTTAAATCTGAAGTAGCACCCATTATTTTCTCACTATTTCTAGCCACTATACAAGTAGCAACACCACTTCTATTTGAAATTTTTATAAAGTTTCCTGCACTTGGCGAACTTGGAAGAGTTAGTGTTAAGTCTGCTGTTAACACGTACAAATTTCCACTTGCAGCTGTAGTGTTTGAAGAAATCACAGACACTCCTATTCCTCCTGTAGCATTATCTACATAATCTTTAACTGCTGCACTTGTAGGTAGTGTTGTATCGTTATCATTAGAACCAATCCCTTCAGATTCTGTTACTAAAGTTCCTGCTCCTATTTCAGATGTAGTGATACCGGAAACGGCTAATGTAACATCTCCGGAGTTTCCTCCACCTGTAAGTCCTGTTCCTGCCGTTACAGCAGTAATATCTCCAACCTCCATTGTAGTCCAACTAAACGTACCGTCTCCATCTGAAGTTAAAGCTTGACCGGCTGTTCCGTTACCTGTTACTTTTAAGTTATCAGCATCTACTACATCACTTGCAATAGTTAATGCGGTTGCACCTGTTACTTCTCCTGTATGAGTTGCATTAGTAACCTTTGCTGTATTTGCTGTAATCTCTGTATTAATTGAGTTTGCAAGTTTATCTGCCGTAACTGCATCATCTGCTATTTTATCTGTAACAATTCCCGCATCATTTAAAGAGATTGTAACAATTCCTGTGGCGTTGTTTCTTGCTATTGGTGCTGTAGCTACTATTGAGGATACATCGTTTGTATCATCTGTGTACAGTTCATTAAAGTTGTCGTTTACCTTATCAAAGGCTGTTCTTAAAGGATCTCCTGTGCCATCGTTTGCAGTAGTCCCAATATTGATTACTTGTTTTGCCATTTCTTTTATTTAAAATTGTGTCGCATCTGCTTTTATTGTTGTCGTATCTGCTAATATTAATGTTGTATCTGCCGTCAATAATGAGCCATCCGCATTTGTGGGATATACTATTCCCCAAAAATTCGATGCATTTGTCTCTCCGAACCAACTTACCGGATATATACTTCCAAATCCCATATTATATATAACGCATTATTTTTTAGTTTTGCTCTTTTCTTTTATGTATTGCATTAATTTTACAATATTACTTTTTTTAATCCCATATGTACTCATAAAACCCACCCTACAAAATTATTGTTTCGATCCGGATGCATATCTTCATTTGAGTTGCTATAATACTCCGGATATTTACTTGAAGCTTCAAAGCTCATATGATCTAAAAATCTAGTTGTGTAAAAATCTGCAAAGTTTCTATATCTTTGTACTAAGAAATCAACCTCATCTTTTGCAGGAGTTTCCGAGTTTTCGCTTCGGTGTTTAAATAACCCTCCATTTTTTACTTCGTACGCTGAAAAAGGTAAATAATCTACCATAGCGTAATGGATTAACATAGGTTGTACATATTTGTTTACTAAACTTAAATAGTGACCGCTTAGTGAATCTCCAATTATATCTGCACTAATCTTATTATAAAGCTCGGTACCAAGATAATTTTGTATATGCATCTCTTGAGCAATCTTAATGAATTGTATAAACTTATCTGTGTCAACATTACCATTAATTATGGTATTCTTAACAATATCTGCTCTCTTTATAAATAGTGCCGTTGCCATATATTATGCTCTCCAATAGTTATTTTTCTCTTCTGCAATTTGTGCCACTCTAGGATCGTTATCCTCAAACCTAGCATCTTTTCTTTGGCTAGGATCTAGATCGTTAATCATACGTTTAGCATCGTTTACAGAAATTTTTCGATTATTTTTCCTCATATAGATTTTTCTCATCCAAAAATGCTTACAATTAACTCCCCCTTTGAATAAAAATGGATTATAGCTATCGGATCCTCCCTTGCCAAATCCCTCATTCATATCGAGTTTTTTATTTAGATCCTCAACTCTATATAGTTTAGCAGCTTTTACCATTTTCTCACAAAATTCTCTGCTATTTTTGCTTGTTGTTAAAGGGGCATATTGGTATCTTATCTTAAATAAGGTTGTGTCTTGTTTGCTTTTCTTACTCGGAGATCCTTTTATTACGTTTGCAAAGTTCATAATACCTTCCATTTCTGTATCAGTCTCGTGATTTGCCGGTCTTTCATCTACTAAAACAAATTCGCTTAAATCCTCATCCTCTCCTAAACCTTCTAATGCTTCTAAAACTGTAGATCTCATTTGATCGGCTGCTTCGATAGGTACGCAATTAGGAACCTTTTTACCACCTTTGTTTTTAAACCCTATCATTTCGTAGCCATCCCAACAAGGTGCCTTTAGATCGTGAGTTTCGCAAGGCATATACCATTCTTTACCATCTAAAATATGCGTATGATAACCTTCGCAATCCATTGTTTTTGCTACGGCTATTGCCTCTTCTTTTGTGTCATAAGATATTCTACCATCAATTATTTGAGAGGATAAAGATAATTTTTGCCCTGTTTCCTCTTCAACCGCTTCTTTAGTCATAGCGTTTTCTAGATCTGCAAATTCAATAGGTTGTAAAGTCTTAAAATATAGCTTTAAAGAGATCTCATTATATGCTAGTATAGTATCTAAACAATTAATAAGTAGATTTTGAAACGGTCTTACTACGGTATTGTCCATCAAATTAGAAGCCGTTTTAAGCTCTTCTGCGTTGTTTCCTAGTCCGGTGTTATCCTTTATACCCAAAAGCATAGGAGAAACGATTCTGTGGCTTACCATTATCTTTCTCATCGATTCATCCGAAAGGAATTGATATTGACTATGTGCATCCGATAATTGAACCGGTTCTATACTTGCTCCTTGTGTCTCGTTATCATTAAAAGACAATATAAATTTTCCGGCATTAGATGTACCGCTAAACTTATCTCTTACTTTTGTTTCAATAATACGTCTTTCCTCTTCCGTTGGAATACCATTATTAAAGTTTATTAGCATACTAGGAGCTAAACCGTTCATTATATTGTTTAAATGATAGTTTGCTATCTCCTCTTCTAGCTCAGAGTATTGTAAGCCACCTTGATAATCCACAGGAGAGTAATAGTAATAGCCTGTTCTATATGGTTTCACATAGTATATCTCTATTGCCTCATTACTGAAACCGTATGCCGGTATGCGTTTTAAATCGTCTTGTGGCTTTACCTTACTCCAATCTGAATGATAGTAATAAGCTTCTATATCTCCCTCTTCATTACACTTCTCTGCTCGTAAAGTCTCTACAGGAAAGTGTTCTATTTGTGCAATTTGTGATCTGTCTTTAGAATATATAACTTGTATAGCACATTGACCCATTAACTTTAGATCATTACAAAGCTTTTGGACACAATCATCTCTAAATAAAGATTTCATTTTAGCGTATCCATCCGGATTCTTACTCGAGTCTGTAGCATCTAAACCCTCTCCGAATATTAATTGAGATATCCCATTTATAGCTGCGTTATTTGTAGGGCTTCCGTTGTATCTGTCTATAAGATATTGGAAGTAATTATTATCATCTCCATAAGAAACATATTTTTGACTCTTTTGTTCGCTAACTTTCGGGGATGTATAGCTGCTTAGTTGTACTATTTTTACACTCATAAAATTATATAATCGTCATCGTACGATGTATCACTTTTGTATACATCTTTATTAACTGTGTAATATTGATTTGTTGATTGATCCACAGATTGATCAGTACAAAATACTTTATCTTTATAAATAACGGATCCGGATGCAGTTACAATCATATCATAATAATACCCTTCTTTTAATGCAAAGGCTTGATTTATTATATTATAGTCTCCTGTTTGTGTCAAGCTTATATCTGTAAAAGTGCTTACCGTATTCGTTTGGTCATCTCTTAAAGTAACCGTTGCCGTTGATACATATTCTCTAGGAATAATTTTTACAACTTGGCTATTTGTCGAGGTGGTTAATATTTTCATATCTATATAACGAAGATAATATGTTTTTTGCATAAAAAAAGGGCAACATTTCTGTTACCCCTCTTTCAATCAAATGAAAAAATAATGATTACGGTGCTATTTTAGTAGCACTTGCATTCGAAGTTACTATCGAAGCCGTAACAAAATAAGCCGGAATAGTTTCTTGTGCAGTTAATGTAAGTGTAAATCCACTCAAATCTCCCATTGCTGCTCCGGATACAATAGTACCACCCGAAACTTCAGCACCGTGTACGGCACCTACAAGTAGGTAGTTTCCATTATAGTCCTCAAGAAACACGTGAGGTCTTGCTTTAACGATTAATTTAATTGATTCTTGAGTAGCTACATCTAACTTGGTTAAAGTTAAATTAAGAGCTTGCTCATAGAATGAAGTTCCATTTTCCGTTGAAGCTGTTATTGTTTGTTCTAGTGAAGAGTTGCCTTTTAAATCGTATTGAAATAGAGCAGGGGATCCGCTGATAGAGTCTACGTTACCATTAGTAACTGTTAAAGTTCCTAGAGTACCATAGTCTGCAAACCAAACGGCTTTTAATCCACCTACTGAATCTCTACAAGGTAAAGATCTTCCTGTTGTTAATATACAAGCCATATTTTAGGTATTAAAAAAGGGCAAGTGAGCCTTGGCTTACCCACCCTTTAAAGTTAAAACTATTTAATTATGCAGTGTAATAAACGATCTCAGAACCGATTCCGTATTGTACAGAAGCAGTAAATCTCATAATTACTCTAGCGTTTTGTGAACCATCAAGGTCAGCCATATCTAGCACTTTAACCTCGTTCATATCTGAGATTAAACCTGTACCAAAGTATAGGTTGCTTTTTTCAGCAGCCATTGCTTTGTTATCTGCAAGACCATTAGCAACAAAGAGTTTAACACCGTCAAATGTTAATGCTCCGTTGTTCCACCATTGAGTCCCTTGTGCGTTTGTACCGTTAGCTCCTAAGCCACTTGCTCCAAAACCACCTAATGCTCTTACATAAGCTCTTGCGATGTTTTGTGAAATATAAATGTGCATATCCTCGTTTCCGTAAAGAGCAGATGGAATTACATCTACTATT